ATGGCTAGTATGGTAACTATGGATGGAAATAAATAAAGCTTCAAAGCACTAATTGTGCTTGAAGGTTTAGATGGAGTATTCATTATCAACTAGTTATGCAGTATTTCACAAATAAAAATTAGGTTAGTATGCAAATTGCTACAATATAATATACTAAATTTTAAACAATAATTGTAAATTTAACCCCCCAAAAATGAAGCAATGAACAAAAAAAAGGAATACACAGAAGAACAAACCACCGAAAGTTTCAAGAGAAGCTTCTATAGAAAATTTGGGTATACCCCTTTGATTATACTGGAAAGACCTTCAAGTAAACGACCATCTCTTATAATGCCACTAGATGAATTGGAACAGCACTTTAATATCTTTATAGATAAAAACATAGCTTGCAAAGGATATAAGTTAAGAAGCAGACACCGGTACAGAGAGCTGGTAGACTATAGATTTATGTTTGCACACATAGCAAGATCAATGGAATATAAACTTACAACTATAGGTAAATATCTTAAGAAGCATCACAGTAGTATTATTCATTATGAAAATGCTTTTGAGAATATGATGGAAACTTCTGAATGCTTTAAAGAAAAATATAATGAGATATTTAATTATATAAAAACCAAAATAAAGAAAGATGACAAGCTACCAGCTGTGGTTAACACTGATGAGGCACGGTGTGAGTCCTAATCAAATCTATGTATTAGATTGTTTAAGGCACAAGGTAAAGCCTACAAGTATTGTAGATGAGTTTATAGAAATTAGAAAGTGTAGAGACTTAGGTCTTGTCACAGAAGAAGGGGTGATTACAATAGAAGGTCTATCCCTACTAGATGAATTTGAAACCTACCTTGTAAAGACAAAGAAGAAGGTAGAGACTGCTGTACTGGGAGATAAGTTCCTAGACAACATTAAGACTTATATAGAAATGTTTCCTCAAAAGAAACTACCTTCTGGCAAGTATGCTAGACAACCGGTAAAAGATATTAAAGATGCATTCACTTGGTTCTTTAAAAATTATCCGGAGTATTCCTGGATAGATGTGTTAGATGCCACACATTACTATGTATATATGGCATCACAGAAAGATTATTTATATATGATGGATAGTCTTCACTTTATATCTAAGACAGATCCTATTACTAAAAAGATTAGATCAAGCTTAGCATCAGCCTGTCTAGAAGTAAAAGACAATCCAGAACTAAACCAAAACAAGCATGAGTAATATCAGTAAAATTTTTCACAGACTTGCTTTAGGTTGTATCTTTCTACTATTTAACTGGTTCATTATCAATAACTTAATAGTAGAAGTTGCCTTCATCAAATACTGTTTTATAGAAGTTATCATCTTATTAAGTATGAAGTTGTACTTATTTACAACAAAGAAAGCAGACTTATGATTACACATCTAAACGGAGGTCGCCTCTATTCAGAGATGTTAGAGGAAGGTCTTAAGTATATAGAAGATAGAATGGAAGGAAGAATTAAATCTTTCAAGACACCATGGGATGGATTCAACAAAGCCGGTGTTGGGGGATTAGAATGGGGATCTCTCCTTACATTAGGTGCAAGACCAGGTTCAGGTAAGACACTTGTAGTATCACAGATTCTTAGAGAATCAAGGATACATAATCCAGATCAGGACTTTCATGTTCTAGAGTTTCAGTTTGAGATGGGTGGTAAGCAAGCTGCATCAAGAGCCTTTGCTGCAGAGACAGCACTAGACTATAATGTAGTACTAAGTACCAGTCGTTCTCTTGATAAGTTTTCTTTTGATCATATGAAGAAACATACCATGGATTTCAAGTCATTAGAAAGACAAGGTGTAATGAGAGTGGTATTAAATAAACCTCTCACCCATGTTGAGATTAAGAAAACTATATATCACTACTATGATGAACTAGGTAAGATAACTAGGCAGGGAAGCAAACCCATGATTATTACAATAGACCATAGCTGGCTGATAAAGAAGGCAGCAGATGAGAAAGAGAAGATAGCCACTCTATATAACACTGTAGAGATGCTTATGGAATTAAAGAATGATCTTCCTATTATAGTAATCATGATCACTCAGCTGAACAGAAGCATGGAAGAACCTAGTAGAAAGACCCCAGGCACTATAGCAAACTACCCCACCAGCTCAGATATATTTGGTGGTGATGCTCTTATGCAGGGCTCAGACATGGTGATTGCTCTAAGTAGACCGGCTAAAGCAGACATAAATGTATTTGGTCCTAAAGGATATCTTGTAAAGAACGAAGACATCTTTGCTCACCTGTTAAAGGTGAGGAATGGTGCAGATGATAAGAACCTTTTGTTTATGAGAGCAGAGTTTAATAAACAAAGAATGATAGAGGTGAGTGAACCGGCAGCTTCCAACCCCAATGGAAACGGCTACGTAAGATTCTCACAACAGAGAAGACCACAACAGTCAGAAGGTCCTGACATTAGTGACATTTAAAATTTAATAACATGGATAATCAACAAGCAGCTTTTGATTTAAAAGCATGGAAGAAACAAAAGCTAGAAGCAATTAGAAGCTACCACTCTCAACTTATTAAAGACTTAGGGATATCTCCTTCCGACTTTAATATGAAGAAAGCATTCCGAGATAAGAAAGGAGTGGAGGTTGTAGGTATTTTTGACACAGAGTTTCTCAGAGAGAAAGGATTCTACTTTGAACTAATCACAAGTGATTTAGATCCAGCAGATCCAGAGAGAAAAGTTTACAGGGTTCCAATGAATCCTTCTTATAAAGATGAGTATGAAGTTAATGCTAAGCTGTCTTACAATGTACCATTGGAAGAACTAAGAGTAGTCAACCCATCCACGGTAGCAATTGGTAAGCTAGCTTCCATAACAAACTTAGAAAAATTTAAAGAAGAAAGTTCTCCTTCTGTAAAAAAAGTTGTACCTTTAGAAGATCTTCCGTATAGTGAAATGACAATCAGAGATTACATTACAATACATACCGGCAGATTAGTTAGTTTAAAGCCTTGGCTTAACGAGTTAGTAAAATCATTTAAGTAACATATGGGACAAAGTATCCTTGTAATTGCAGAATCAGGATCCGGTAAAAGTACAGCTATAGAAAACCTGGATCCTAAAGAAACATTTATTATTAACGTAGCAAACAAACCCCTTCCATTCAGAGGATGGAAAAAGAAGTACACAATCTGGAGTAAAGAAAATCCTTCAGGTAATATGTACGACAAAGCCAGTGCTCAGAATATTGAGGCTTGCATTAAGTATGTCAATGACAAGAGACCAGAGATTAAAAATCTTATCATTGATGACTTCCAGTATATGTCAAGCTTTGAATTCTTTGACCGGTCAGATGAGAAAGGCTATGAAAAGTTCACCCAGATTGGTGCACACTTAGCTAGAATAGCAAGGATGCCTAAAGATTTAAGAGAAGATTTGATGGTATTCTTTCTTACACATGCAGAAGAAGCAACAGACTTGGAGGGTAAACGTAAGTTTAAAGCCAAGACTATTGGTAAAATGGTAGATGAGAAGCTCACCTTAGAAGGTTTGTTCTCTATTGTTCTCTTTGGTAAAGTGAAGAAGAACAAAGACGGAGACATCCGGTATGTATTTGAAACATCCAACAATGGAGAGAATACATGCAAGAGCCCTAGAGGAATGTTCCCTACCTTTGAGATTGTAAATGATTTACAATATGTAAGAGAAGCAATTATTAATTACGAAAACTAAACTTTCACTTTTAAATTTCAAAACATGTTTAACACAAAAGGACAAGAGATCAAAACAGGAGGAGGAACTCCTAAATCATTACAAGCAGGTGTAGTTTATGCACACATCTTTGACGGCAGTGTACGTACTGCTAAGAGCGGAAAGAAATCTTTGGAACTAATTCTGGAAGGACCAGCATTAGAAAACTTTGAAGGTTGGTCTATAGACAAAGCCAATCCAGAAGGACCTAAGTTTAAAGGTCAGTCTTCTAGGGTGAGTGCTACCATCTATACTGATCAGTTTAACTCTGACAGTCCGGCAAAGAATGAAATCATCTATAAACTTTTATTCATAGCTTCAGAACTTGGGCTCAGAGATGATGCAGATAATGTACAAGCTAACACTATAGAAGAGTGGGCAACTAAAGTGATCAATATTCTTAAAGGACACAACTTATATTTCTTCTTGAAAGGAACTGAAGAAGAGTATAACGGTAAAACAATTATTAAATTGTCTTTGCCTAAATATAAATTTGCTTCTGCAGATGAAAGCTCTTTAGATAAGTTTGACAAGAACAATCAGTATCACTATAAAGCTTTGGCTTCTAAACCAATCTCTGGTTTTGAACCAGCTACTGATGACTTTGAAATGTAATCTTCCATGATTTAATGTTAACAATAGCGGGGGATTGTTTCTACTTTCCCCCTTTTTTTATTTTTAAGTGTATGCTGTATGTTTTCAACAAAGAATCTAGTGCATGATGTAAAAGATGTACCAATCACATTCATCTTTGAACACTTTTGCAAACTAAAAGAACAGCTCACCGGTCAGGATGTAAAGATTAAATCCTTATTTAATCCAACTGAGCGTACACCTAGTATGTGTATATACTTGGATGCTAAGACCGGCATATATAAATTCAAAGACTTTTCTACAGGGAAGACGGGATCTGCTATGGATATGGTGAAAGAACTCTTAGGAGTTCCGTTTCATAAGGCAGCTCATGTTGTAATAGAAAAGTATAATGACTTTGTACTACATAACAATGGTGGTTATGATATACAAAAGTTTCAAAGGGCTAGTAAATATAAAGTGACTAGTTACAATATGAGAAACTGGAGTACCCAAGATCAATATTTCTGGACCCAGTTCAACATAGGATCTAAACTACTTGAGGCTCATATTGTAAGACCACTAGCGAGTTACTGCATGACCAAGGATGATAATGAACTCTGTATTAGAGGACTCTATCTCTACGGTTATTTCAAAGAAGATGGTAGCTTATATAAAATCTATCAGCCCAAAACCTTAGACAAAAAGTTTATAAAGACAGCTGATTATGTACAAGGATGGGAGCAGATGCAAGGACACAACAATCTTGTAATTACATCTAGTCTTAAAGATGTTATGTCTATTAAGTCTCTAAAGCTTAACATAGATGTCATAGCTCCTGATAGTGAGAACACCATGCTGAAAGAAACTATTATAGAAGAGCTAGATCAAAAGTATAAAAATATAATTTTGCTTTTTGACAATGATGATGCAGGTATAAAGTCCATGCAAACCTATAAAGAAAAGTATCCTTTTGTTAAGCTGGCCGTTCTACCTATGAGTAAAGATGTATCAGACAGTATAAAAGATTATGGAGCTAAAGAAGTTCGTAATAGATTAGTTCCTATCTTAGATAAAAAATTAGTATAAAGATGTGTGCCGCTAAGAAAACAATATCCAAAAAACCAAAAACTCCAAAGACAAGGAACGCTGGTACTATGACAGAATCAGCGTTCTGGAGTTTCATAAGGAGTGCTTTAAGACAGAAGTCTAGATGGTGGAAGCCTATAGCTGAAGCCAAACATCGTGCTAAAAGAAAGTATGTAGGACCACAACAAGGTAGAGGTAAACAAAAGTGGGAGTATCAGTGTGCAGGTTGTTTAGATTGGTTTCCTGATAAGGAGGTTAATGTAGACCATAGAATACCAGCCGGTACTTTAAGATGTGCTAATGACCTTCCAGGTTTTGTAGAGAGACTCTTCTGTGAGGTGGATAATCTACAAGTGTTATGCACCACATGTCACGATAAAAAAACAGCAAATGAAAAGTCCAAAAAGTAAAGAGGACCTTATAGAAACAGTAATAGAACAAATTAAAATAGATGTTCACTGTGGTGAATATGAAGCTATAGAAGAACTACTTAGCTTTCTATCTAATGTAAACTTGATAGAATACTTACCAGAAGAAGACTGGAAACAATTTAAACATTTAAGAAATGATGACAGATAAAATATGGTTACAGGTGGTATATTCCTACCTTAAACATCAGATTGATCCTCAAAAAAGTATACCATTAGACTATCTATCTTCACTGAATGTAGAAGATCTAGATGCAGTTACTGAAGATATGTTTGAGGATACAAGTTATACAAAAGAAGATGTTGAGCATATGCTTGAAGAATTAAGTCTAATAATACATAAACAAGAAGATGAAGAGATTAGAACAGAGAATGCTTTAACTAATTTAATTAAAAGTTTTCCTAATGATGGAGAACTAGGAAAAGAAATAAGAAGAAGATATGGCAGAACTACATAACACCGTGATGGGGAAGAGACTTATAGAACACACTCTTCCTGAAATAGCTAGACAGCTTGAACGTATAGCAGATGCTTTAGAAGGTAAAGATAAAACACCAGAACAGATTAGATCAGCTTATGTATCCCACTTAACAAGTGGACAACCAGATTCTGAAATCATAAAACAACTTAGAGACATATGGGTGAAGTAACAAACACAAAAGATTTGATTGATCCAATCAATCTACAAAAGCTTATAGAATTCCTTGAGTATGAGGAAGCCCTCACTAAAGACAAAGAAACCGCAGTAAGAATTAGAAAACTATTAACAGAATTAGGAGTATGGAACTAGAAGATTTAATGAATGAGTCTATAGAGAAACTAGAAGGAAACTTTTATAGTAAGAAGTTTTATTTTAGCTACAGCAGTTTGAATAAATTAATATGGAACCCAGCTGTGTTTCACCAGTTATATATACTAGGATTAAAAGAAGAGAAGCAAGATGCACATCTAGTACAAGGTAAAGTTATTCATGCTCTTCTCCTAGAGCCAGAAAACTTTCAAGATAACTTCATAGTTAGCCCAGGCAATCTTCCTACCGGTAATCCAAAGATTGTTATAGATAGGGTGTTTGCTCACCACATAGAACTATCTAGAAACGGTGATGAAAGAACAATGCTTCCTGAATTTATGGATGCTATTCTAGATATTATGAAGGACATGAATTACCATCAGAGTTTAAAGACAGACCAGCAAAGACTGGACAAGATTCTTACGCCG